GGCTGTAGTTCAGCGCAGTTAGTGGGAATTTGGAACAGCCTTGCAATGTGGGCAGGGACTGCGGATAGCGCGGAGTTGAGAAGCAAGGTGTTGTATTACTACGCAAAGGCGGTGGAAAGGGAAAAGAAATGATTGAAACCATTAGACTATTTCCTACAGTCCAAGCGTCAGGGTATCCTGACAAGCACGACCTTGCCCAAGCAAAGTTAGAAAAGACCCAAGATACCAACAAAACGCTTGAAATGTCCAAGCAGAAGCAAACAGAATTGCAGGACATTGGCTTTGAGATTTACTGCAAGAAGGTAGTTCAAGAACGCCTGCGCATGGAAATATTTAATAACCGTAAGCTGGATATTTATGTATGACGAAGAAGCCACCACAACACGTACCGGACACCAAAGAGAAGCTGACGCTGTACGTCACGCTGATGGTAAGCACCACCCTGTGTCTTTCCGTCTTGGCTATGGTAATCGCCTTTATGCTTGGCCTGTGGGCAAAGGAAGTGGACAACGCAGAAATCTTCAAGATGATTTCACCCGCTTTTTCTACTCTTATCGGCGGCATGATTGGGTTCCTGTCTGGTATCAAACTCATGCAGAATGAAGACACTAAACCAAAGGACAAACCATGATTGGACTAGACGCAATTTTAAACATGGGTGGCAAGCTCATTGACAAGCTCATTCCTGACCCCGAAGCCAAGGCCCGTGCGCAACTTGAACTGGCTAAGATGGCGCAGGATGGTGAGCTGGCTAAGATGGCCAATGAAACCGAACTGTACAAGACTGAGCAGAACAACCTTACACAGCGCGTTCAGGCCGACATGTCATCTGACTCTTGGCTGTCTAAGAACATCCGACCCATGACGCTGATCTTCTTGTTGGTGGCCTATTCTGGGTTTGCTATTGCCTCAATATTTGAATACGAAACACGTGGCGCTTACGTAGAATTGCTGGGGCAATGGGGCATGCTTGTAATGTCGTTCTATTTTGGTGGCCGTACTATGGAAAAGATTGCAGATAGGATTAAGAAATGAACCTAACCGCTCACTTTACCCTTGATGAACTTACATCTTCAGAAGCCGCAGAACGCAACGGCTGGGACAACACACCAAATGACCAAGAGCTTGAAAATCTTAAACGACTTGCTGAGTTCCTTGAGGACGTTAAAGAAGTCTTGGGCGGCAAACCAATTATGGTTAGCTCAGGTTTTCGCTGCAAGCAAGTCAATGATTCCGTTGGTTCTAAAGATACTTCTCAGCATCGTATTGGTTGTGCTGTGGACTTCCGAGTTCCTCAATTAACACCGGATCAGGTAGTCAAAACCATCATTGCGTCTGGCTTACCCTATGACCAAGTCATCCGTGAGTTTGATCGTTGGACCCACTTAAGTATCCCTAACACACCAGAAACAGCTCCAAGAAAACAAGCTTTAATCATCGACAAAACTGGCACACGGCTGTATGCTTGATGCGCACCCAAATTGGTGAGAAAATAAGCCATGCCATTAAAAAAACTTCAGCAAAAAGCCGGTGTAAACAGAGAAAACACCCGCTACACCAATGAAAACGGGTATTTTGTTTCAAACAACGTCCGTTTTCGTCAAGGTACGCCTGAAAAAATTGGTGGTTGGACAAGGCTGTCTGCTACTTTTTTTCTTGGTATTTGCCGTTCTTTGTGGAACTGGGTAACGTTAGGAGGCGCTAACCTACTTGGCATTGGTACAAACCTAAAGTTTTACATTGAAGCGGGAGGTGTTTATAACGACATTACCCCTCTGCGCGTAGTACCTGCCCCAACTATAAACAACAATCCTTTTGCTGGTAACGGCACAACCACAGTAACTGTTACAGATACTGCGCATGGTGGGTTAACGGGAGACTTTGTAACTTTTAGTGGTGCTACGGGTACTTACGCTACAACTTGGAATCAGGAATACCAAATTACAGTTTTGACTGTAGATACTTACACAATTACCGTGGCATCTTCTATTCCAGCTGGTAGTTATGGTGGCGCTGCGGTTGTTGCGGCATATCAAATTAGTATTGGTTCGGCTTACGCCTTGCCTATTGCTGGATGGGGCGCTGGTGCTTGGGGCGCTGGCGTTTGGGGTACTGGTGGAGGAACAACAACCGTTCCAATTCGGTTGTGGGCGCAAGCTAACTTTGGTGAAAACCTTGTGTTTGGCTATCGTGGCGGTGCTTTGTATTATTGGGATAGCACTACCGGCGTTTCAACTCGTGGAGTATTAGTATCCAGTTTGGTAGGTGCTTCAGACGTTCCGTTAATGCAAAACTATTTACTTGTTTCTGCTATCAGCCGGTTTGTATTTTGCTTTGGAACTAATGACTATGGATCTGCCACACAAAATCCAATGTTGTTGCGTTGGTCTGACCAAGAAAGTGTGACTCAATGGACACCAGCGGCAACTAATCAGGCGGGTAGCTTACTGCTGTCTCATGGTTCTAAAATTGTGACCGCCATCCAGACACGTCAAGAAATTGTTGTTTACACGGACTCCGCCCTTTATTCATTGCAATACCAAGGCCCTCCCGTTATTTGGAGTTCTCAGTTATTGGGTGACAACATCTCTATTGCCAGTCCCAATGCAGTAGCAATTGGCTCGGGTATTATTTACTGGATGGGCATTGATAAGTTTTATAAATACGATGGTCGTTTGCAAACTTTGCGTTGCGACTTACGTAAGTTTATTTTTGAAGACATCAATCTAAATCAACAAGATCAATTTTTTGCAAGCACTAACGAAGGTTTTAATGAAGTCTGGTTCTTTTATTGCTCGGCAGATGCCACCGAAATCGACAGATATGTGGTTTACAACTATGCTGAAAACAACGGCGAAGGCGTATGGTATTACGGTGAAATGTCCAGAACCGCATGGCTTGACTCGGGATTGCGCAACAACCCAATGGCCGCAACCGCAATTAATAACATCGTCTACCACGAGCTTGGAAACGATGACAACTCAACCGCAACATCATTGCCAATTAACTCATTAATTGAAACCACTGAGTTTGATATTGACGACGGCGATCACTTTGGCTTTGTGTGGCGTATCGTGCCGGACATTACTTTTGTAGGCTCTGATGCCGCATCTCCCCAAGTCACTATGACTTTGATACCAATGCAGAACTCTGGTTCGGGCTACAACGATCCCATTTCTTTAGGCGGTAACAGTGATGCCACAGTTGTGCGCACCGCGACCGTGCCTATTGAAGAATTTACTGGGCAAGTTTATGTGCGGGTTCGTGGCCGCCAGATGATTTTAAAAGTTGAGAACAATCAACTGGGTTGTGCATGGCAACTTGGCAGCCCTCGCCTTGATATTAAGCAAGATGGCCGCAGGGGTAACTCATGACGTTATCTGTCACCTCAGAGTTTGAACTTAGTCAGGTTTCATCGCCTAACTTGCCGTTGGCTCCAAACGAGTATTCGCGGGCGTACACCGATCAGCTTAACAACGTGCTTCGCTTGTACTTTAACCGGTCAGACGCAATTCTTGACCAGCTAAAAACTTCTAGTATTCAGCCGCCATTGGTTAACTACACTGTGGCTACATTACCCAGCGCAGTAACGTCTGGTGTTGGTGCAAGATCGTTTGTTACTAATGCTTTAACACCAACCTTTGGTTCAACAGTAGTTGGTGGTGGGGCAGTGGCCGTGCCAGTGTATTCAGATGGAACAAATTGGAAGGTGGGATAACATGACTCCAGAAGAAATTCTTGCAATAGACGCTCAGCGCAACCATGAACCCGGCACTGAGGTTGGGCATCTGCGTGCGCTTATTAATGAACAAATTCGGGAACACCGAGGCGAGCTTGTACAGTCAGGCAATACTTTGATTGTGTTTTCTAATTCAGACGGCGATGCTGACGTTGAGTACCATTGTTTTAATGCTGATACTCCCTCCAATTTAGCGGCTAACGTAATGAAGTTCTTTGTGATGGCTAAAAAGCTTGGTTACAAAACCGCCACTACGCCTTACGATAATCCAAAAATCTCTGATTTGTTTAAACAGGTTGTTGCCAAAAAGTATAAAGTTAACATCAAGCGCAAAGATGGTCACTACGAAGCGAAAGTGAGTCTGTAATGGGATGGGTACGAAAAAAAGCACGGCTAATTGATAAAAACATTATTCAACCGGTTATTAGAACGGTTGAAGCCATTGTCGAGGACC